GATCTTTAGATTGGGCGACTAAGCAAGATGACTATGAAAGAAACATACGAGCTATCTTAGATGCATATCAGCATGATTTAAGATTTGGTGGAAATGTAAAAACAATTGATTATTCTGCTATCTTTAATTCTGATGATGAATACCTTTATATTCAAAACAATAAAACAAAATCTATTGCTATTTTTGAATATGCAACTAGATTGGCAAAACTTGCTATCAGAAACTGGGATTGGATTGATGTAAACATCAGTTATGTCCAAGGGTCTACTACAATGACAGTTAGTAGCACTAAAAATCTTGCTATTGGTTTATTTGTAAGTTCTGGTAGAGCATTCCCTGTAGGAACAAAAATTCTATCTATTGACAGTGATACTCAGATTACATTAAACAATGCAGCACTAGCTAACTCTGGTGGAGGTGGTGGTGCTCCTAGTGGAACCACTTTACTAAGTGGCACAGCAACCACTGGATCTATTGCCACAAATACTGGTGCAGTTGCTCCTGGCAATACTTTTACTGTACCACCTGGCGTAACTGTCACAACACCTGTATCTTTCTCTGGCACTACACAAGCAGCATTCTCTTGGAGTGGTCAAAGCATTGGTATGTTCTATAAAGCAGGACAACTCATTGCACTCAACAGATCATATATCATATCAGAATCACTAACTTGGGCACAAGCACAATATCCTGCATTGAACTGGGGATCTATTGCTACTAAGTGTGGTAGAGACATCGGTCTTATTCTAGACGCATATGTCTACCATCTTAAATTTGGTGGAAATGAAAAAATTGTTGAGGCAGCACAGCTTTACTATCAGCAAAAGGATTATCCATATGGTGAAGAGTTATATTACATCTCTGGTCAATTAACTGAAACTATATCGACATTTGAATATACTAGAGATCTAGCAATTCAAGCAATGAGAAATCAATTGCCTGGTACAGATCCCAATGTATTGATCGACTCAATCTCTCCTGTATGTGCAGAAGTAGAAAGCACATTAAACACCTATCATGATATTGTTAATACTATCCTAACAGAAGGTAGAGGACTTGTAGAGAAAACAAAGCAAAATTCTAATAAGGCTGGTAACTGGACAAAAGATTTAAGTTACTCTAACTATAATATCCTTGGTGATCCTTTACTTCCTGTAGAAGAATGCACAATTGTAATTTCTGCAATGGATTCATTATTTGATAACTTAGATGATGTTATTAAAGAAGAATCTGTAACAAGATCACTTCCAGATTATATTGATGGTGAAAACAAAGAATTTGAATTGTATTGGGATGATAATACTCCTGTAAACACAGAAGAAGATGAAGATCTATTTGTTACTATTAATGCTATATTACAAAGACCTAAGTTTACTGATAACTATCCATTGCAGGATGCTTATTGGATTGATAGAACTGTAATTCCTAACAAAGTTAAATTTGACGTAGCTCCTATTTGGGACCAAGATCTAGGTGCAAAATCTATTGGTGAACCAACTGCTGTTGAAAAAGTAGTTGGTATTGGAGTTGGTAATTATAAGAGACTCACTATCGACTTTAATTTGGTAGACGGTATTAGAAATGGTCCCTTCTTAATTTTAGATGTAGAAGATTACACCGTACAGAGTATTGAATCTGAAGACAGCATGTATGTTTTCTTAGATGGTATTCTACAAGTAAAAGGAAAAGCATATACTGTATCTGGTCCTAATATTACATTTGCTAGTCCTATTAAGAAAGAACATAACGTTGATATCAGATATCTTTATGGTAGAGATGTTGGACAGGTTCTTAACATATATGATTTTGCTCCTGATACATATTTTGCACAAGGAACATTATCTTTCACAACTTCCACACCTATTCTAGATAACTTACTAGCATATGGTTGGATGGGTGATGCAATTGGAACACCTATTCATTGTTGGCAACAAAGAGCTAATGGAACATATAATGTTATTGGTGAACTTAAGAATCCAATCAAAACAGGCAACAATGTTACATTTGAACTTAAGTGTCAAAACCCTGTCATAGAAAGCGGTTTAGACTTTACCTTTACTGTTAAGGGATATTATGATCGAACATATGTCATTGCTGATGGAGACATTAGTAATCAAACACTAACCTTCAAGAAAGACGAAGCAAATAGAAAACTACTCAAAGATGATAACGGACAGTGGTCTGGAACATTCTATGGCAAAACATATAAAGCACCATTTGTATATCTTGCTAACAATGATAAGATCAGAGTAGAAGGTGAAGAGGGATTTAGAAATATTAAGAGACTTCCTACAGAAGCTACCAGTAAAGATGGTAGAAGTGGAGAAGCAACTACTGATGATATTTTTGGTACAGTCTCAATTGAGACTTATACTGGAATTACGAGAGGTGAAGGTTTATCTGTAGTAGCAACTATTGAAAATGGATCTGTAATATCTTTAACATGGAATCAACGCAGTTATGATCCACTCACACAACCAACTGCATATCAATATTATACACCACCAGTTCTTAAGTTTGAGTCACTGGATGGTAATGGTGGTGGTGCAAGAGCTAACGTTCTTGTAAGTAAAGGTCAGGTAATCAGTGTCGATCTAATCGATGGTGGTTCTGGTTATACTACCACACCTAAGGTTATTACAACCAGAAGATTTGATATTCTCAAAGAAAGAGACATTGGTGTTTCACTAATCAACATTGGTATTAACCCATATGTTGAAAGTGGTGGATTGACATCTACATCTGTTATCAGTGAAATTGATGAGTCTGGTCTTTCTGCTATTACTGGTATTAGTTCTGTACAAGTAGAAGTTGCAGGTGATGCCGAGATTGTTATTGAAAGAGAATTTGATCTCAAGGAAGTTGAGGTATTCTCTATTGGTGGTGCTTTAGATCCAAAACGAGATTATATTGAATTCTTCTCAACAGAAGAAACATCAGCTGATGATGTTAAAGTCATAGATGTATATGCTGGTGGAACAGTAGTATCTGCAGAATTGCAGGATATTATAACTACAAATTCTATTTCAACTGTTTCTAAAGCAATTACTACTACAGTTCAAGTAGAAATTCCTAATAATGCAATCAGTAATACCAATTACTTTGAGAATGCTGCATACTTGAATGTTGATCTGGAAATTGGTGACAGTATTGTATACATTCCTGATACAACTAAGTTTGCTCCTAATGGCAAACTAATGATTGGTAATGAACTTGTATTCTATAATAGAAAAATCAATGATAGATTCTTACAAGTCATTAGAGGTTATGATAACACCACAGAACAATTCTGGGCTGCTGGTGCATATCTAAGACAGATTGAAGATATAGCAGTTGTATCTGCTGCTGTTGCTTCTATCCAATCTGAATCTGATGTTAGTATGGTGAGTGCATCATCTACTGCAGGTGGATTTGAAAGGAGAGTACAGAGACAGATTTCTCCTGCCTCTGTAATGTCAGTAACAAGAGAAGCTACTGAGGTTGTTATTACTCCTCCACCAGGTGGTGTAGTTGACAAATATCAAGAAACTGCATTCTTGACTAATCCAATTGCACAAAGAGTTGGTTCTGGTGTATTCCTTGTTTCCGCAGCAGACAAATATTATGTCACTCAAAGAAATGGAAATGAGCAACTAGTTAGAAACACACTCTTTACTACTGATAGTGGGTATATTGGAAACTATGCTATCACTAACGTTGGATATACTATCGGTCACTTTGATGGCATTTTTGATGATGGCATGGGAGTATCTGGTATGACTATTGAAGAAGTATCAAGGTTCTTTGGTGGTTTAACTCTTGATGATTTTACTAAGAGAAGAAAATCTCAGTATACATCTGCTGGTGATAAATTTAATCTTGCACCTCCTTCAATCCAACAACCAGTTACAACAACTACCACTGTTGGTACGATACCTACCAGCATTGCTGCGCTAAATACTGCATACTTTGATAATGCTGGTTACCTATTCACTTCGAGTGGATCAGTAATTCAATATGCATCTAAGACTGCTAATACCTTTGATGGATGCACTCTAATAAGAGGTAGTAACTCAATATCAAACGGGGATGAGTTGATTCCGTTCGCAATTACATAAATATTGCTATAAATATAAATAACTCAGGCACAAACACTACGTCGGAACAGAAAAACAATGGCTGCTATTATCTCTGATAAGTTTAGGATTTTCAATGCTAAACAATTTTTAGAATCGTTAACCGAAGGTCCTAACGATACCAGTGCGGAACGCTCTAGAATGTACTTCTTTGTGGGACGCCCACAACCATGGAAAGCATACGTAGAGGTTCACACACAAAATTCAACCGCGTTTGTAGTTGGTAACGAAGTGTATGTTGGAACGTATGGTTCCACCGCTTTCCGCGCCACAGTTGCTGCAGTTTATGATAGTGCCCTACTTCTTACCGACGTTTTTGGAAGTGCTGGCGTTAACTCTGCTCCCCCTCTTGGTTCTGCTTTAAAAGGTAGAAGTGGTGGTTCTGGCGGATCCGACACAGGTGCCACTGCAGTTTCTGGTGTATATCGCTACGCTACTGAAGATGTTCCACCCCTTCCTCTAGACAACCAAACAGAAAAGTATTCATTGTACGATGAAATGATCGCTGCAAAGCGTATCACAGATTCATTTGCTAGAACTGTTATTCGTCGTTACAACTGGGACTTGGTAGCTAACCCCAAGTTCGACATGTTTAAACCCGATTACTCTGCTACACCTGGTGGCGGTGGTCAAATCGGTAAGCAAGCTGCAACAGGTGCTGCAAGCATCGCAGATGCTAAGTTCTATGTAATGAACTCAACTTACGAAGTATTTAAGTGTCTTTACAATGGTGAAGATCCTTCTAACACAACTGGACAAAACGCAACTGAAGAACCATCTACTGCAGGTGGCAACTATGCTTCTGCTACTGGTCTCTATACTGAGACAACTGGTGCTGGTTACATTTGGAAGTATATGTACACCATTCCTACCGATGATGTTCTGAAGTTCCTTTCTTCTGACTTCATGCCAATCGTTCTTTCTAACAATGTTTCTAGACAAGCAGTTGCAGCTCTTGCTACTGCTGGTGCTATTGATGTTGCTTTAGTTGAAAACGCTGGTTCTGGTCTTCCTGCTTCCCAGACTCTCTACACCTCTATTAAGGGTGATGGATCTGGTGGTAAAGTTAAGTTTGTAACAAATGGTGCAGGTGCAATCACATCCGCTGAGATTGAAGCTCGTGGATCAGGTTACACTTATGCTAACGTTCTATTCACTAACGGCAACCTCTTCTCTAATGCTGGTTTATCATCTGCTGTAGCAACTGGTGCTTCTGCTGTTGGTGCTATTGAAGTTGTTCTTGCTCCCGCAGGTGGACATGGTTCTGATCATGAGACAGAACTCAATGGTAAGCGTGTTATGACAAACATCCGCCTTACTTACTCTGAAGGTCAAGGTGACTTCCCTGTAGATAACGACTTCCGTCGTATTGGTATTGTTGCTGATCCATATAACTATGGCACTACAACTTTTGCAACCGCTGATACTCTTTCTGGTCTAAAATCTATTAAGATTACTGGTGCTTCTGCAGACTATGCCGTTGACGAAAAAATTACTCAGACTGTAACTGGTGGTACAGCATATGGTACAGTTGTATCATGGACACTTGATAGTGGTTCTACAACTGCTGGTGTTCTGAAGTACATCCAAACTTCTGATGCACATACCGATCAAGGTATTGTACAAGCATTTGAATCTAATGGTTCTAATGCTGTTACTGGAGAGAGTTCTACTGCTTCTGGTAATGTAGATACTTCTTATGGTTCTACACTACTAGGTGTCACTTTTGCAAGTGGTCTAGCTAACCCAGAGATTGAAAATAACTCTGGTAACGTGATTTATGTTGAGAACAGAAGACTAATCACTCGTGCTCCTGACCAGATTGAAGACATCAAGTTAGTAATTGAGTTCTGATACTCTTTGGTTACTTCGCTAAATACTTCAACGAGAATACTAGTATTATTGGCGGAGTACGATGCCTCAAAAGACGAACCTTAATGTAAGTCCTTACTACGAAGACTTTGATGCGAACAAGAATTTCTATAAGATTCTTTTCCGTCCAGGTTATTCGATTCAAGGCAGAGAATTAACGCAGGTTCAATCTATTCTACAGAATCAGGTTGAAAGCTTTGGCAAGTATGCCTTTAAACAAGGTGAACTTGTCATACCTGGCGAAGTAGGTCTTAATACAAAATTAGATTACGTAAAATTATCGTCTGTTTCTGAGGTTGCGGTCTCGGAAGGAGACGATATTGTTTATAAGAAATATGATATTTCACAACTAATTGGTCAACAACTAATTGGTTTAACTTCTGGTGTTAAAGCTACTATTCTCGCAACAACTTTAGCAACAGAATCTTCCGCTGATACATTATATGTAAATTACATTAATAGTGGTAGTTCCAACACAGAGCCAACCTTCCGCCAAGGTGAAACTCTAGAAGTTGTTGATGGTGTTAACACACCGCTTCTAGTTGTTGGTACAGATGGTAGTGTTCTACCAACTAGTATTCAAGTAACAAATCCAGACACAGAAGAGACTACTTCTTTAGAAAGTCCTGCAATGGGTTACGGTTCTGCTGTTAAAGTAGAAGAAGGTATTTACTTTGTTAATGGTTACTTTGTTCGTTGTAATCAAGAACTATTAGTTATTGATGAATATTATAATAAACCATCTGCAAAAATTGGTTTTACAATTAAAGAAGAGATTGTAACTCCTGAGGAAGATGCATCTCTATATGATAATGCAATTGGTTCTTCTAACTATACTGCACCAGGCGCACATAGATTAAAAATCTCTTTACAGTTAAAAGAGTTTGCGCTAAATGCAATTACTGATAAAAATTTCATTCAACTCCTCACTGTTTCTAGAGGACAAGTACAAAGCAAAGTTTCATCTACAGACTTTAGTGTTCTAGAGCAAACTCTAGCACGTAGAACATTTGATGAATCTGGTAATTATGTTGTTGACAACTTCTCTGTTGATATTAGAGAGTGGGCACAAAAGGATAAGAACAAAGGTTTCTATGCTGTAGACGAATTTGGTCTATACAACGGATACGATGCTGGAACATCTGCTAGAAAGATGATTGCTAGTGTAGGTCCTGGTAAAGCATACATTAAAGGTTATGAGATTGTCAATAAAGAAACTAAGTATCTAGAAATCAATAAAGCTAGAGAAAGTCTTTCTTCTGATAATGTAACTCTAAAATCTAGAGGTTTACCTTCTTATTGTATTACAAACGTATATGGTAGTGTTCCTTTAAACAAAGAAGGATCTGAACTTACTGCATATCCTGATGTATTTTTATATTCATCGTTTAATGACGGTTCTATTGGTCTTAATAACACAGAACTTACAACAGATCATAGACAAACAATTGATAGGAGAGGAAAATTCTTCTCTGCAAATGATGGTATTAAAACTATCACCTTACAGATTACAAGTCCAACTACTCTTATTGGATCTGTAACTGATTCAACTTTTCAAACTCAGTTTGGTGAATTATTCTATATCAAAACTAGAAGTGATGTAGGTACACCAACTGCTATTGGATCATTTAAAACTCTTTCATTTGCTACTACAAACAAACCACTTATTAATGCATCCGAATCAGTTCAGTTCTTAGAACTAACTGTATTTGGTCCTAAAAACGAATTAGAACAACTGCTATTAGAATATGATCTATCTGATACCGAGCAGAAGAGAAACATTTATTTAACTGAAGGGGATGCTGCATCGGGAGGTGCTGAATTTGGTTTTATTGTAGATTACAGCAACACTATTACTCCTATTATTGGTAAAGTAAAACCCAATAATTTCTTCTTGAAAGAAAGAGGTTCAGGTTTTAATTCAGATTCTGATATTGTCCTTTCCAAAGGTCGTTTAGCTGCTGGAACTAATGCATACAATACAACGTTTGGAATTTCATATTTCGACCCACAATTCTTCACCAAGATTATTATTGAGACAACTCCAGCTGGATATGATGAAGGTAAGTATGTTTTTGGTGTAGACAGTGGAGCTTATGGTGTTGTAGAAGGAACACCTTCAGGTGTATACACTACAGGAACTATTCTGTTTGTAACAACATTATCTGGTAGATTTTTACCTGGTGAAACAATTAGAGATGAAGATGGTAATACTGTAAGAATTGCTAAAGAAAATACTATCTCACATTTTGTTGTGCAGAATAGAGGTTTAGGATATGCAGATGGTGTAACACTTTTAATTAATGGATTAGAATATGATAATTCTAAAATTGAATTATTAAAGAGTGTTGATGGAAAAATTTATAAAGCAGCGATTAGCAATAGATCTGCTGTTGGTGTAGAGTATGCACAACCACCAGCTGTAACAGCTAAGAATCCAGATGCTTCTGGAGCTCCAAATTCAGCTGCTGCTATTGTTCCAGTTCTTTATAGAGATACAGTAACTACTTACACTCCACAGAATGTCAAGTCTCTTGGTTGTTCCTATGGTTCAGGAAATGCAAATAGTTTCTCTGCAGATGTTGTAATTAACAGTCAAAAGTATTCACAAATTAAAACTGTAACAAATTATACATTCTTTGGTACTCAGGGTTCTACTTTTGTTGAGTCTACTAGTTTTAGTGCTGATGCATCTACTGATGTACAACAAGGAGATCTAATTCAATTCTCTGACGATGACAACAACTTAGTTCGTGCAATTGTACAATTTGCTACACAACAAGAGGGAGCATATAAATCTAGAATTTATCTAGACACAGCTTTACCAGGTTCTGTTACTAATGCAAGTATTGTAAGGTTACGTCCAAAGGTAGACAATTCTACAAGTGGCACACTTCTGTTTTCTACTGGAAGCAAGCAAATTTCTCAAGTTTCTGCTGGTGGCGATGACACCAAGATCAAATATTTCTTCCGTAGAGATTTTGTAACTACTGCATCTTCTGGTGGTGGTGTTATTACTTTTGCTGCACAATTACCATTTGGAACACAAAGGTTTGCTGCATTCAGTGAAGAAAATTTAATTATTACTGTTATTGATCCTGGTGATGCACCTGATATTGTTAAGGGTGATATTATCTTTTTAGAAGAAGATGATGTGGAGATTACTTCTTCTACTGATACATCCAGTGGTCTTACTTCTGGTAGTATTAGTTTACAGTTACCAACAACATACTTTGGTACTATTCCTGCTAATGGAACATTCCCTAAACTTAAGTTGACTGCAACTTTAGAAGTATCTAACGCAAAACCAAGACTTAAGACTGTAGTTAGAAATAAGAGAATTACAGTTACATCTGCTGGTGACCGTGTTGTACCTCTAAGAGGAACAGACTATGATACAGAAGTTGTAGAAATTCTATCATACTCTGATGCATTTAAACTTAGATATGTTTATGAGGGAACTTCTTCTCAACCACCGCAGATTGATACTGCTGGTAATCTAATTTCTGGTACTGATGTTACATCAAGATATACATTTGATGATGGTCAGAGAGATACAATCTATGATGTTTCTCGTATTGTTCTAAAACCTGGTTTTGAAGAAACAACTGGTCAACTTGTAATTGCTTTTGATTACTTTGAGCATTCACAAGGTGATTTCTGTACAATCGATAGCTATCTGCATGATGCAGGTGTTGCTGAAGATGAAGTTCCTTCCTTCAATTCTTCAGTTCTTGGTATTACAGAACTCAAAAATGTTATTGATTTTAGACCAAAAGTAGATACCACTGCTATTATTCCTGGTTTCCTTGATACTGCAATATTAGAACGAACTCAAGGATCCTTTGCTGGTTCTGGTGCTATTATTGCAAGTAGTCCTGCTCCTGATATAAATCTAGAGTTTACATTCTCTTTCAGTCAGAAACAATACTTGGATCGTATTGATGGTATCTTCTTAGATCAGAATGGAAACTTTATCATCAAAGAAGGTAACTCTTCACTCAACCCATCCAAACCAGATCCTATTGAAGATGCTGTGCCTCTTTTCTATGCACATATTCCTGCATTCACAAAGACCAGTAAGGATGTAAGGATTACTCCAGTTGATAACCGTCGTTACACAATGCGTGACATTGGTAAATTGGAGAAGCGTATTGAGCGTCTTGAGTATTATACTACACTCAGCATCTTAGAACAGCAAGCTCTTAACATGCAAGTTAAGGATGAGATTGGACTTGATAGATTTAAGTCTGGATTCTTTGTCGATAATTTTGAAGCACATAGAGTTGGCAATCTATCTTCTCTTGATTACAGATGTGCAGTAGACAGTCAGCAAAGTGTCTTACGTCCACAAGCAAAAGAAGATTCTATTAATCTCGTAGAAGTTAATACTAGAGAAGATCAAAGAACTGTTTCTGGTTATAAGAAAATTGGTAATATGGTAACTCTACCATACTCTCCACTATCTCTATTAGGAAATAGTTTTGCTTCTGGAAAATTAAATCCAAATCCATTTGTTGTTCTTCAATATGTTGGTGATAGTGATCTTTCTCCTGCTATTGATCAATGGTATGATCAAACAGAAGAACCTGTAGTTGTTGATACAAACACAGATCTCTTTAATATTTTCCTAGCTAAAGAAAATGTAAAAGAGAGTTTCTCCAGTCTCTTTAATTCTTTTGTAGTCAATTGGGTTGGAGCATCTTCGACATTTACATCAATTAATTCTTTAGGTGGTGTTAATTCTCAAATTGCATCTACTTCTGTAACATCAGCATCGGTTGGTAGTTCTTCTAATATTAGTCCTCAAAATAATGAGGTAGGAAAAGGTGTACAGACTAAAATTGTTGGTGATAACATTGTTTCTACATCTTTAGCTTTCTATACTAGAAGTCTTCCTGTTAAATTTAAAATTGGTAGAATGAAACCCAACACTAAAATCTATGTGTTCTTAGAAGGAAGAGATATTAGTCGTTGGGTCAATCCTGATTTGAGATATACTGGCATTGCTGGTAACTCACTATCTGCATTTAATGGAACAATTACTACAGATGAATATGGTAATGCATCTGGTTTGATTATTATTCCTGCTGGCAATCCTCCAACACAAAATGCTACATGGTCTGGAGATGTTGATACTGTATCTTATGATGAAGATGCAGAAGAATTAAACTTCACTACTGGTGAACTAACATTTAGATTTACTTCTAGTGCAACTAATGAATCAAAACTTGGTGTAGATTCTTATACAGAAATTAAGTATTATGCTACTGGTATTTTACCAGAAAATCCCTCTAGTATTGTATCTACAAAACCATCAATCTTTAAATCTAATGAGGGTGTTCAGTTTATTGAAAGTAACACTGACAATCCTATTAGACCAAATCCACTAGCTCAAACATTTAAAATTGAAAATTTAGATGGTGGATGTTTCGTAACTGGTCTAGATTTATATTTCAGTAAGAAGAGTACAAATATTCCTGTTAAGACTTACATCACCAATGTAGATGCAGAGAAACCTGCCAAGAATATTATTCCTGGTTCTGAAAAAACCTTATCTCCAAATACTTTTATCAAGTGTTTTGCTAGTGGAAATATGTCAGTTACCCAAGGAGAAAATGTAACTGGTGCATCTTCTGCTGCTTCTGGTCCTATCCTCAAGATCTTTGATAAGAATAATGTAGAACTAGTAGCTACTGCATCTGGTAAATATAGTCTCACCAATGAGCAAGTTTATACTGTAGTTCTAAGCAACCACAATGGAAAATCTTTCCGTCCTAATGAAGACCTAACTATTCCGTCTGTAACTCTTGCAAATGCAACAAATGCAACAGACTTTGTTCTTGCTATTGCAAAAGATAGTGGTAAGTTATCTGATATTAGAGTTACAAATACTGGTCTTAACTATGACAGTGCAATTCTAACTATTGAGAGTCCACAATTACCTGGTGGTTCTACTGCTACTGCAAGAATCGAAGTATCAGGTGGTAAGATTTACAATACTGAGATTTCGCTATCTGGTTTTGGATATACAGAAGCACCTTCTGTTGTTATTAAAGGTGTTGGTAATGGTGCTGGAGGATGTGAAATTCAGACATTCATCGAGATTGACACACCTGCAGTTAGAATGGGTGTAGCTACTGATCAAACAGGAGTAACTCAATCTACCACACCTACACACTTTGCATTTGATTATCCTGTATATCTACAAAATAATACAGAGTATGCTCTTATTGTTGAAACAGATTCGATTGATTATGAACTATGGTCTTCTAAACTTGGTGATACTGATATTGCTACAAGTACGGTTATTACAACTCAACCATCTCTAGGTTCGGTATACCGTTCCCAGAATACCGAAAGTTGGACTGAAGATATCTTCGAGGATCTTAAGTTCACTATGTATCGTGCTCAGTTTGATACAACTAGACCAGCAGAACTTCTAGTTAAGAATAAAGGTCTTGGTTATGAACTTCTAGATCAAAATCCATTCGAGACAAACGCAAGTGCTAATACCAACTCCAGTTCTAAGTTATTCAAGAATAATAATTCTATTGTTAAAGTAAATCATAGAGATCACAGTTTTGAAGATACTGGTGGTTCTTATGTTTTCTATAGGACTGCATTAGAAACAGGTGGTATTACATCATCAGTTTTAAATAGCACATTATTCCAAGTAAGTAATTCTGGTATTGATTCATATAATATTATTTCTAGTTCTCAAGCTGCTGGTAATTCTATTGGTGGTGGATCTGCAGTATATGCATCTACAAACAGAAAGTATGAAACTCTATATCCACAAGTTTCTTATCTATCATTTACTGGAACTACTTTATCAACAGAAGTTAAAACAACTGATGTTGTTCCAGTAGACTCTACTACAACTAACTATACTTCATATTCACAACCTGATTATGAAAAGACTTTCTTGAATGAACCACATTACTTCACTAATCAGAAGTTTATTGCATCTAATATTAATGAAACTTTAAACAATCTATCTCGGTCACTTACATATAAGATGACTCTATCGTCTACTGTGTCTCATTTGAGTCCAATTATTGATCTCTCTAGTGCTACTGTTAAAACAGTATCAAATAGAATTGAAAATGCTACTGGACAAGAAGATAGATTTGGAAGAAGAGATCAAGTTATTGAATTCTATCCAGTTTATCAATTTAATCTTGCGGGTAATGGTGGTACTGATCTACAAGATAACCAGACAATCAAAGGATCTACTACCAAAGCAGTAGGAACTATTGCTAGAGTTGTCGGTCAAGTTGTATACGTAAGAGTTAAGACAAGTCAATTCTTCCAGAAAGGAGAAACTGTAACTCTAGGAAATCAATTAGGTCTTAGTGCAGTTACAGTAGATTCAAATCCAACTCAAGTTCTAACAACTATTGCAGATGCTGCAACTATCGTAGCACGCAATCCATCTGTTATGTTAGAGACATATGATAATATTATCACTGGTAAAGCTACTATCTGGAATAGTCAAACACAAAAGTTAACTTTAAGAGTTGATGCGAATCCTATCAATAATAACTTCACAGATAGAATTATTGATAGTGCTTTATATAATAGAAATGCTGTTGTTGCAGATCAAATTGCTGATATCTTCCGTGTAGGAGACTTTGTTAAGTATCCTAATCAACCAGATGAAGAGAAGTCATATCTTGAGGTTGGTAAAGTAATGTATACAAATGGTTTAGACTTTGTTGGTGAAGATACATCTAAGAATGGATCTGCTGTTGCTAAGTATATAACCAAAGAAGTTTCCATTACAAGTCCAGCTACTGCAATTGATGTACATCTACTTGCAAACGTCAAAGATATTTCAAACTTAGAAGTATTCTATAAGTTTAAGAAAGCATCAAGTCAAGAAAACTTTGACGATATTGATTGGATCTACTTTAATAAAAAAGGAGAACCAGACACATACGAAATTGCAACTAGTGAAAACACAATTTCTGGAATTGTAGAGAAGCAATCTGCATATCAAGATCTTAAATATACTGCATCAAATTTACCAGAATATTCATCGTTTGCAATCAAAATTGTAATGAAAGGTGTGGATCCAGCATATGTACCTAAGATCCAAGACATCCGTGCAGTTGCTGCATTCTAATTTCCGCATATGGACTTTGTAAAAGTTGATGGACATGATGGTCTCGTAAGAGACCAAAACACTGGTGCCATCTTGAATTTGGACGATTCTGCTATAGCTGCAAGAAGGAAATCTATGCAGTTAAGTTCCGCATTGGACGACATAAATACATTGAAGAATGAAGTCTCTGAACTCAAATCACTACTGCACGGATTAATAAAAAATGCCAGCAATTAACGTAGCTAAGACTGATACCTTTGAGTCTCAAAGGCAAAAGATCAATCAACTTAGCACAGCTCTTTTCAACGTCACATCTGGTGGTAGTGATCTATCAACAGGTAACTTACAACTAGGAGACGGTCTAGTTGGCGATCCTTCACTTAAGTTTAGTACAGATACACAATTAGGTATCTACAAAGCTGGTATAAAAACTCTAGGGTTTGTCAATAGTGGTAAGAAAATTATTGACTATAAGTTATCAGAACTTACAGCATATCAAGATTTTAATATTCAGCAAAGAAAACTAGCACAATCGCTAGTTACTTTAGTTAGTGGTGGTAGTGGATATGATACTGGTACATATACAGAAGTTCCTTTAATTGGTGGTACTGGACAAAACGCTACTGCAGACATTGAAGTTCTATCATTTGATGGTTCTATTACAAATGCTGGAACTGGTTATACACCTGGCGATTATTTAACAATTCCTCTTGGTGGAGGCAATGGAACTGGAGCAACTGCTAGTTTCACGATTACTGCTCTTGAAGGTACTCTTACAACTGCTGGTTCTGCTTATTTTCCAGGAACTTATACTGCAGTACCTCTTACAGGAGGGAATGGATCTGGAGCAGAAGCTACCATTGAAATTGATGGATCATCAACACCATCTGGTACTATTACCAATGCTGGTTCTGGATACACTGACGCAGTGTATTCTCAATCATCTTTCTTCAACGAACCAGTTCAAACATTTGTTGTTACTTCTGTAGCTAACCCCAATGCGGGACAAGCAGGTGAACCAAACTTTATCTACAACATTGATGGAGCAGATAAACCTCAACTGACATTAGATGTTGGTAACACGTATAGGTTTGATCTTTCTGACGCATCAATAGCAGGAGCTAATCCAGGACAAGCAGGAAGTGATCATAGATTAACTTTCCAACTTGCTAATGGCAACGGTATTGACTTCCGAGATAAGTTTGAATGGTTTACTGCTGGTGTTCATGGTCAGGCAGGATGCTTTACTGATGTTGTAATGAAACCTGATTGTAATACAGGTACTCAAATTGTTCGTTATGATTGTGCAAACCATCCTGGAATGGGTCCTGCAGGCGGTAATATTACCCTACAAGACACATCAACTTATACTTACTATGGATGGCAAGGTTTTGCTGATGTCACTGTTTCAGGAGGCATAGTGAGTGATGTTACTTGGACTAATCCAGGTATCACATATAAAAATGGAGATAGACTACAATTAGCATTTGTAAATATTGGCGGAACAGGATCTGGATTCCTTTACACAGTTAACAACGTTGTTAATACAGGTACAGTTACTAGTGTAACAATTACTGATAGTGGTGCTGGTTACCAAAATACAGATGTACTTAGCGTAGCTGATTCTACTGTAGGAAATGGTGGTGGATCTGGGTTCCAATTTACAGTTACCAATGTTCCTGGTGATCTTACTAATTTTATTCTAAATGACAGAGGATCTGGATATCAAGTTGGTGATGTACTAAGACTACCTGCACAAATTGCAAATCAATCTGTATACTTACCTGGCGAATCTGCAGCATTCTCTGCAACTCTAAGCACAGGCAGTGCTCAGATTACTATTTCAGATACATCTAGTTTACAAGCAGGACTAAACGCAAATGGAGCTGCTGGAGACGTTGGACAACTTGATCAGGCAACCACAATCGTATCTATTGATAGTGGAACACAATTAACACTGTCTTCAAATCCAATTGTAGCTGGTGCAGCAAATGTAACGTTCTCTACTTCAAATCCAAACGAACTTACTCTTGCAGATACAACAGGACTTTCTATTGGATATAAAGTAGAAAAAGTAAGTGGTACAGGTGTATTAACAGCAGACACAACTATTGCTAACGTTGATAGTGCTACCACTGTTACATTATCAGATGCTCCAACTGCACTTGGACCGACTGTTGTTAATTTTGTTCCTGCATTTGGCGACCCAGCGGACGATTTTAGTTACACAATTGACACTCTTGGCGAAGTAGGAAGTTTCACTTTAGTTAACGTAGGTAACGGTTACTCTGCAGATGATGAGTTTACAGCAAATGCTGGTGACCTAACTCAACCTATCAGTTATCCAGTAACGGTTAAAGACGTTCAAAAGATTACTGCAATTCAAACTATTGCTGGTACAACAATTACTAGTAGCGATACACTAGAAGAGTTAGCTGGAGATATTACAAATATTTCATTTACTGGTGGTGATATTACACCAGCTACAACTGGTCCTCTTGCTTGTAGTTGTGTCCAAGGACAGTTTACTGCAACTCTTGCAGACACGACTGGTATTAATATTGGAGACCAAGTAACAGAAGACGCAAGTGGTAACATTGGAGTTAATGTCACTGTTGCATCTGTTGATAGTGCAACTCAAGTAACACTATCTGCTGCATTCCTTCAAACTGCTAGTATCAACCTAACATTCACATCAGATGAGCAGGGATCATTTACTGGTGTTGCATCAACATCTGCTGGTGGTGGTAGTGGTGCAACATTTGATGTAGAGAGAAGCACCAATGGTTTAATTATTGGCGTAACTCTCAATGCTGCTGGTCTAGGATACTCTAATAGTGATACTTTAACTATTGCTGGTAACTTAATTGGTGGAGCTACGCCTGCAGATGATATTACAATTACAGCAGACACCGTAAATGTTGCCACCCCAGTTACAATTGTAGATATTGCTTTAGATGGCAGTGGTAATATTTCTACTATCTTAATTGAAGTAGATCAAGCAACTTTATTTACTTCTGGAAATACATTTGTTAAGACTGGTGCTGCTGGAACACAATATACAGTTGATACAGCATCTGTTCTTGAATTTAGATTCTTAATTGACGTTGGATCTGGACCACAAATTACTCCATCGTGGACAATTTATGTTGGTAACACTTATAGATTTGATTTGAGTGATAACAGTGTATCTGGTCACCAATTTGCTCTTAGTGAATTTAGAGACGGACCATATGCTCCAAGTTTAGTAGAGAATGTTAGCACAACATTAGATGTAGCTAGTTATACTCTAACCGTGGCATCCACTACAGGAATTGTAGAAGGAATGCTTGTTTCAACTGTTAGCGGTGCTGGTGTATTAGCATCTGATACAAGAGTTGTTTCTATTGATAGTGCTACTCAAGTAACTGTTTCTCTTCTTCCAACTACAGCAGGTGCTGTGGTTGTTAATTTCTCTGGTGTTGAATATACTGATGGTGTAGAGAAAGGTAATGACTATCTCGATCTAACTGTTACTTCTGTAACTCCAAACCTTTACTATTTCTGTAATTCTGGTATTGGTCATGAAAATGAAGGTGGTGAAGATAATCAAGAAGCATTAATCACCATTGATCCAAATAATCCTAAAGTATTTGGTAGTGGATTAATTCTAAGAGCTACGGATATTTCATCTGTGAATATCGTCACAATGGAAGTTCTTACTGGTGAGGTAACTGTTGCTGATATTAAAGCTACTGAAGGTACTATTGATACTCTCAGTGCTCCTGATGTTTCTTCTACAACTGTTGCAGCAACCACTAGCGTTACAACTCCATTAATTAC